TGCTGTAGGGTTTCCTGTTAAAGTTGCATTATTAGCATTTGCTTTGGTTGCACTGGCTGTGGCGATAGCGTTAAACTCGTCATCAATCTCTGTACCACGTACACGTTTAGCTGCTGTGCCTACGGCTAGGCCGTCTTTAACAGCAAAGTTTGTTGACTTAATATAGTTACTCATTAGTTAGTCCTGCCTTGTTTAACATATACGTCAAACTTTTGAATTGATAATTGATCACCTGATATGTTTGCCTCAAAGCCTAATTGAAGAACACTACCTTGTCCTCCTATAGCTACCTTGATGCGGTCTGTAGAACCACCGCCTGTGTACTCAGCTTCGTCATATTCAACTTCATTATACTCAGATACACTACTCTGTTTAACAGATCGAATATAGGAGCGAGGTTGGTCTGAGTAATCAGTACCTACTTTAACTACAAACGTCTGTCCACTACCACCTATTAAAGTTACGCCTACAGTTTTTAGTATTTTAGTTACTGTAGGCTGATCAAAGTCAAAGTAGTTAGTGTGGTAGGACATGAAATAAGAAGCACCATCATCTTGATAATTCTGATACTGGGCTATACCATCAGCCATACCAAAGTAGAGAGCTGTGTCTGTAGCAGTACCACATAAGATAGAACTGTTAGGCCATTTAGTTACCCGTAAACCTCCATTCTCTAAACGCCCTCTAGTATCAAAACAGTACACCAACTCGGCAGTAGGAAATACTATTAGATAGAAAGCATCTGCTGGAGAATAGATTGTATTGATATGATTCTCAGCAGACGATGCTATCATCTCTGTTAGCTCATCACGAACATTAGCTGATAGGTCTGTAATAGGGTTAGATTTCTCTTGTATGACACGATTAAGTGAACGCAAGCCAGTATCCGATAAGAAGAACAAATCGTCTCCTACGGCCTGTATGGAGCTTCTAGACACACATCCTACATTGTCTAATACTTCCACCACTCGTAGAGTAGTAGGTGTAATAGTCAAGTCTGTATTATTAGTATCTCCTAGAATAACTATACTCTTCTTACAGAACACAAAGACAAGGCCGTTAAAGCCAGCAACACTTACTAACTCGTCACCGCCTTTAGTCCATACTTTTCGTAGGTCTAGATCGAAGGAAGATCCTCCACTGAAAGAACCATTCAATAAGTCAGAACAATGTAAGGTGTGTTTGTCGGATGCTTCATTGCCTGCCCATAAGCGACCATACGCAGATGAAATAAAACTATACTGCGATGTGGAATGGGTAGAAACAACTAAGGAGTTATTTACTTTAAGCATTGGATGACCAGCCTGCGCTAGATAAGTTGCATCACCTAACGTAACTGCCTGCCAATCATCACCTGTAATAGTAATACCTGTAGTTAAGGCTGTAAGGGTTTCCAGACCTTTGTAGATATCTGTACCACCCCATGAGATATAATCAACATGGCCCGAAGCATCTATGAAGTCATGAATACCTCGGAGGTCTGTCCCCGTACCACCAGATGATGTTTTATAAACATGACCTTTACGAGAACCAAGGCGACCAAAGTTATCAATAACACAGTTATCTGCCTGTAAAGCATAGCCACTTGAAAGAGTTATACTACTTTCTTGGGTGTTTAATCCAAAAAATCCTGGGGCTGCTATGGAAGAACTTAATAATTGTTTCATGCACTGTACCAATCTAACTCTTCAGGGTGTTTGTTAGCATCTAAAGCTATTGCATTAGACATAGCCTTGTGAGCTGCTATATAAGCACTGTTACCTGTCTGACCATTATCCTCACCACGTTCCTCAACAGCCTTAGCGTAGGCTAACAAGACAACGGCAGTGGAAGGAATAGTAATCTTATCTGTTGGTTCTGTTAACTCACCTGACCTTTGCACTACGTTAAATCGTAATGTAAAAACACCATTAGGAATAGGATGTAAGTCTACTAAAGTATCTCCGTCTGACGAAACACCATTAAAAGAATAACGAGTTGGAGAACCTGTAGCAGGAGTATCAGTTAAATACTGTTGGTTAAACCAATGGGCTGTTTCATAACCAAGCCAAGAGTTTGAAGTAGCATTAATAGCATCCAACACTTTAACATTGTTCTGAGTACCATTCAACTCATAGTTAAAGACATTAGCAGAAGTGGTAACAGTAAGAGATGTTCTTAATGCTGACCAATCCCATGCTTGTTCTACTTCTTGAAGAGAATCATTTATTAGGATACCTATAAGAGTAGAGTACTCGTTCTCGGTAGGCGTATCTACTTCCCTTTCGCGTAAGCGTTTAAGGACTGAGTTGATTGCATCTAAGTAATTCATATATTATACCATATTTTAAATGAAAAGTCAACAGTTATTTTCTACTGACCATTGACTGACCAAAGTACATTCCGACAACTGCCATGATTGCATGAGATAGCCACTCAGGAACAACGATACCCTCTAGTGTTATATACTCCGTAATCGTATTAGTGAAGTCAAAGAATAAAAACTTAAAGCCAGAGGTAATCTCTATAGGGACAGTAGTGTGTTGTCCCAGTAGGGGAGCAAGCAGAATGAATCCTGCCATAGCCATGAAAGACACAACGAGAAACCGTCTGATCCAATTAGCATTTGGATTCTGAAACTGCCTTGCATTCTCTCTACTCTCTTCTGTTTTATCATGACGAGTCAGAGCAGCTTGTAACTGATCTGCTCTATCTTGTTGAGCTTGTCCCATCAGTTTAAACACTGCGCCACCGATAGTACTAGCTAACATTGTTATAACTTCTAGTGGTAAGCCAAACATATTAACTCCTTAAAATAAACACTGCACCTGAAACAAGAGCAGCAATTAGTATTCTAATAAACCATTCATTACTACCAGAGGTCTTTGCCATCTTAGTAGTGTCTACGAATAGATCGTCTAAAGCATCACTGTGCTTGTTTAATCTTAGATCATGATGGTCTAATCGTTGTTGTACTGCTACGTGTTTCTCCTCAATACGAGCCAATGCTGTTACTACTTCAGACATTTGCTCAACCTTACTCGTTAATCTATCAAGACTATTCTCAAGCCTATCGAACCTTTGTTCAGACATTTTTATTAAACCCTTATAGACTAAGTCAGCTTCCTTAAAATTTTTTTCTAAATCGTTTATCATTTTTTCATCCCTACTGCACTGCCTGTAAGTATCGCTCCAAAGGCTAAGTGAAACAAGCCACCACCCATAAGAGTAAAAGGGCTATGCTGTCCAGTAAGTTTCTTCATCAATTCCATTTGAACTAATACATGCTCAGTTGAATCTATTATTTCCATGAACTGCTCAATGTTAGGTCTATTAAGGCCATACCATACTGGCACAAATAGAAAGTCGTAGAAGCAAATTAAGAGGTAGACAGACAAAGCAGTCCATCTCCAAGTCATTGTACTTCTTTCTACTTCAGTCATTAGCAGACAGCTTCTCTGCACATGGTTACACTAACACCCCATACCATGAAAGTAACTAGAACTGTTAATCCAAGACCTATCCATACCCACTTGCTGTTCATGTTGCACCTCTACATAACTGATATTAGTCAGCTCCTGTAACCACAATAGGAGCCCAAGGCATCCCAGCAACAACGCTAGGCGCTTTCATCTCAGCAATCGCCGCTTCCAGTCGTGCCTCCACAACGTCTTGCTCAACTTTAGTAAACACCCAACCTAATACGATATCTTCGGTCAGTGAGTCAAAGTCTGTGGATGCTGGCATAGTCTCAGGGTCAAAGCTAGCAGTGCCATAAGCACCCTTGCTAAACTCACCGTCAACAGCGTCTACGCCATAGTGAACTACAAGCACGTAGTCGTCAGCAGTGCTGCGTTCTAGTTGGTTAATTTTCCAGTTAAATGTGGTCATTATTTGTTCTCCAATGCTTCTTTAGGGTATGTCGCTTTGACAGTTGTGATTGTTTGTCCACGACTAGGCATCTTGCACCTACGGCATCAATGCTTTTAGTTCATCAGCAATAGAAGCTGCATCCATAGCTACCTGTAAAGCAGCGTCTTTATCACGGATAACCTGACGAGAGGCTTCGGCAGCTTCGGCTTCGGCTGGGATGGTGGCTTTAATGTCTAGCGGTGCGAACTTCGCAGAACGTGCGGCTCGACGTGCAGTGTGGGCAATGTCTTTTGCCTTTGTCATGTTAATAGTAATCATGCAGGAACCTCCATCTCTATTTCCTCTTTAGGTAGGAAGTCCGAATACTCAGCCCCTACACCATCAGTCAGGTCAGACTCCTCAACTTCCCAAGCATCACGAAAAGTCCTATCAGAGAGTACATCTGCATCTTCTACAATCTTATAAGGATACCCTGAGGGTACGTCTTTCTGAGCGATTTCTTCGATTGACCGAGTACATTCAGGGGCAGGTGATATGATAGCCACGCCTCCTTCTTCTGTTTTATATATAATTCTCATTACTTACTGTCTCCTAATCACCAAACACAATTAACTGAACATCTGTGATATCATAGATACTAGACTGCCACCCACAAAATACATACACAACAGACGCACTTTTAGGCCCACTCCATGCCTCATGATGGCCTGAATTTCCATCATTGTGCCAAGCAGCAGAAGCAGTAGCGTACTTGTCGTTACTCATAGCAGTACTTAAGTTAACCTCAAACTTACCATTTGCTAGATCTGTTATACTAGAAATACCATAACTATCACCTATAGCATTAGAAGATGACGCATTAAAGTTTACCCACGCCTTAGTCGCACTAGGGCCTGAGAATGCATCAGCAGTAACCGTGCCTGAGAAGTGAGCGTCTTTAAAACGGTTTGCAGTAGAGCCAAGATCAATAGCATTATCAGCAGGTGAGCCATTATCTCTTGGTTCGATACAAGCACCATAAAATGTAAGCCCCGACTTACCAGTAGCAGGATTACCTTCAATGTACATACTACCGCTTGAAGTACCAATACCACCTACAGTTGAGCCGTCTTTGCGCAGGTTGATAATTGTGCCGTCTGAACTTTTACGGTTTGCGTCAATAGCCGCAGTGCCCGCACCAGTCAGGCTAATGTAACCACTTTCGTCTACTCGGAAGCCGTTTACATTACCCGTAGCAGGGACGGTTCCTGAAGTACCCACAAGCACATTACCGCTACTATCCACCCTGAGTCGTTCTGAGCCGTTGGTATTTAAGGTCATTACTCCTTCTGTGGCACGGCCAATCATTGTATTAGCATTAACTAGTTGCAATTGGTTGTCACCAACAGTAATACCGTCTGAGAATGTGGCTAGTTTAGGTGAGCCGTTGTGGTAAAGTTTTACTTCACCATCGATAGTTAAATCACCATCAGTAGTACCAATAGCACCTACAGTTGAGCCGTTTTTAAGTAGCTCTAAAATCGTGCCATCATTGGTTGTGCGGTTGAGCCGTAAAGGTCGGTTTTGGTCACGGGTTATCTCAACAGTGCCGTTGTTGCTACCACCCCCAATAAATGTACCTTCCGTTGCAATCGCAGCGTCCGTTTTACCCACAAGCACATTACCGATTGAGTCGATGCGCATGCGTTCTGTGCTGTTAGTGCCGAGAATCAGAGCCTGTTGATAACCAGATTGGATATAAGCCTCTGATTGGCTAGAGCCTATCTCAACCCCATAGCCTGTGCTGGTATG